AGGCATAAAGCTACGTAAGCATAGAAAAATACTACTGTTACTATCATTGTTTTAATACTCATGTTTCTCTCCTGGTTAAAATTACAATAGTTATCTTAATGACCTAAAATAACTTGTCAAGTATTTTATAGTAAATATCTATAAATAAAATAGTTTGCAAATATAAATACATTGTGGTAATGTTTTGCTCCATGGAGATATTGCGTTACATTATATTAGATGAATTTGACGGAAAACCGCTAAGAGCCTTTAGTAACAAGGCTTCTGCTCTATGGTTTCTTGAGAATAGGTCTAATTGCAAGCTCCATATTCTGCCTAAGCCACCTAAAGCAAAAGCTGTGCCAATGTCAGAACTTTATGAAGAATGTTTATTTTAAGGAGAGTATATGAGAATTAAGAACTGGGATAAATATAACCACTACAAGCATAAATCAGATATGAAATGGTTTAAATGCTATGGTCGTGATTTACTAAATGACGCTGATTTTATGATGATGGATGATGTCAAGCAAGTTACATTATTTAAACTTTGGTGTTTAGCTAGTGAATCACAGGGTAATTTACCACAAGTTTCAGAGATTGCTTTTAGATTAAGAAAACCTATAGATTTTGTAGAAAAAATGCTTAAGGAATTAGACTATTGGCTCGTTACAGGAGAAAGTATAGACAAAGTATATACAAACTCTATAGCAGATAAGATAAGAGAAGATAAGATAATAAAAACCATTGTGCGTTTTGATGAGTTTTGGAATTTATATCCACCTGTTCGTAAAACTAACAAAAAGGGTTGTTTAGAAAAATGGCAATCAAAAGACCTTGACTTGATAGCTGATAAAGTAATAGGCTACGTCAAAACTATGAAAGAAACTAAACAATGGAAAGAAGGATTTGTGCCAGCACCAATGACATTACTTAACCAAGAAAGATGGGATGATGGAAATGTCACACATATCCGTAAAGTTTGGGAAGGTGGAATCTAGTGAACATAGGAGAGGCATTAGAAAAGCTAACAGTCAATCAGTCTGTCATTACTGATTACTACCAACAGGAGTACAGTCATGCGGAGTTTAAGGTTAAAAGCACGGATATATTTACTGATGATTTGGTGCGATATTTCGGTGAGGAAATTCATAGTGGTAAATCGTTGGGCTGGGTTAAGACGGAAGATAAATTCCGTGTTAGGCAAGCTGAGCTAACAGTTCTTACCGGAGTATCAGGTCATGGTAAATCTATGTGGCTATCACAAGTCATATTATCCATGATGAAACAAAATACTAAATGCCTAATAGCGTCTTTAGAAATGAGACCTGTATTAACATTAGCTCGTATGATTACACAGACTTTAGGTTCACCAGAACCGACAGATGAGTTTATAACTAAATGGGCTAGTCGTGCTAAAGACAAATTATTTATCTACGATCAATTAGGCACTACAACTTCAGAAGATATGTTTGCTACGCTTTACTATGGTAAACATGTTTTAGGTTGTGATGTATTTGTGATTGACAGTCTTATGAAGATGGCAGATATTTCTGAAGAGTCTTTAGAGAAGCAAAAGTTATTCTGTGATAGATTAGCTGTTATATGTCGTGACCTTAACATTCATGTATTCTTGGTAGCTCATACTCGTAAGATGAAAGATGAAACAGAGATACCAGATGCTACAAACATTATGGGTAGTTCACACATAAGAAACTTGACAGATAATATTATTTGTGTATGGCGCAATCGTGCTAAAGAAAAATTAGTAGAAGAAGGTAAGACACCTGAGGAAGAACTAAAGATTATTCCTGATTGCAAGGTCTTTGTTCAGAAGCAGCGTAATGCACAATGGGAAGGTAGTTTTAATTTTTGGTTTAATCAAAAAGGATTAACATACAAGGAGAGTCCAAAGTGACAATAAATGAATTTCTAAAAGCTATACAAAAACATTTTGGTCATGTAGAATATAAAGCTACATCTAAAGACGGACAAGTATTTAAATCGAAAGGATGGAGAGATGATACTAAAATTCAATTTGACAAAGATAAACTTGGAGAACTTAATAGCCAAGTTAAGAGAACTAGATTTTAGCAAGGTATACAAAGTACAAGTGACAGAAAGAAAACCTATTAGAAACTTATCTCAAAATGATAAATACTGGGCTATTCTTGATGGTTTATCTGACCACCTTGGATATACTAAAGATGAGTTACATGAACTTCTAAAATACAAGTATTTAAAATATGCTAAAGAAATTGCTGGGCAGCCAGTTGTAGTTGTACCATCTACTTCTGATCTTGACACAGCTCAATTTGCAGAGTATATTGAGAATGTTCTTTGTTTTGCTCAACAATTCGGATGCTCATTTCAAGATGGTTTACCGCAACACTAAATTAACAAGATTATTAAGACAACTACCTTGTCAACATTGTGGAATACAGTCTGATACAGTTTGTGCTGCTCACAGAAATGAAGGTAAAGGAATGGGTATTAAGGTAAGTGACGCATTGTGTGCTGCATTGTGCTATGAATGTCATTATACGCTTGACATGGGTAAAAACTTAACTAAAGAGGAAAGACGTGATATGTGGAATAGAGCTTATGTGACAACTATGCAATATCTTTGGGAACATGAAATGATAGGAATATTATAATGGGAAAAGGAAGCGCACCTAGACCTTTTACAGATAGGGAAGTATTTGAATCTAACTTTGATAAAATATTTAGGTCTAAAAAGCCAAGTGATGATGTATCACCACATACATACGAATATGAGTTAAACAAATCTACAGGTGAAGTAGAAAAAACATATTCTAGGATAGATGTAATATCTCAGAATGGTAACGAAGGATTGCACTATCCTGAGTCTTTAGACCAAGGCACATCTAAACCTAATGGAGAACAATTTGGCAACAATTAGCCCAACGCAATTAAGCCTTAAAAAATTACGAGAAGAAGGATATACAGTACAGGTAGTAGAACACTGGAATGCATGGGCGAAAATACGTGTCGATTGTTTTGGATTTATTGACATCATAGCTTTAAAAGGAAATGAAACATTAGCGGTACAAACTACAACAGCAACCAACATGAGTGCTAGATGTAAAAAGATAGCAGACCATGAAAACGTAGGTGCAGTTCGTGAAGCTGGTTGGACTATTCATGTACATGGCTGGCATCAAGATGATAAAAGGAAATGGCATTGCAAAGTGAAAGATGTATCGTGAAAGAAAAGATATTAGCTTATCTTACAGAACCACGAACCATAAACGACATAGCAGAACATATACAATCTAACTATCCTATTACAAAGAACATACTTGTAGAGATGAGAGATGCAAATGTTATCCATGCTTATAAAGATAATCAAAATAGGCTGATGCACTATTACGTTCCACAACCACATCCACTACAAACTATATTTGGGCATACAGTAAACTTTACACAAGACCAGATAAAAGGCATTACAAGTCATAATGCAGATGACGCTAAACATAATCTACAACACAAGACCACACAAGAAACTTATGGAGAAAGCGTAGCATATACGCTAACAAGATATGATTAGCATGGAACGCTTATTATCCATTTTGGATGATTGGGCTTTATGGATGAAGTCGGATAATCATAAGCTAGGTTATCCATCTAAAAGTATAGGTATGTCATCTGGTGGTGAGTCTACAAGTGATGTGTTTGAAGAAATGTGTTCAGCTCAAGATATGTCTAATGTACGTACAGTTCACGCTATCATACATAGCCTTGAAAAAGGACAGCAAGAAGCTATATATGCTAAATATCTCGGTGCTAAAAAGCCACTAGCTTACGAGTGGAATATAGATATGGCATACGATAATCTTTTGGTTATTGCTGGAAGAAGGATAAACGCATAAACTTGTTGAACAAAAGCACTAAAGTATGCTATAATAACGCCTATGTGGACAACTCCTGTCCGTTAATAATGTAATCCCACAAAAGCCTGACTGCACTCTCTCCGTGGTTGGGCTTTTTCTTTTTATGAAACTATCTATTTGCGAACAATGCGGTGAACCTTTTGACTTCACCGAATACTCTTTATGTAATGATTGTAGATACGATCACAGATTTATTAAGTTAAGGAAACAGCATGAAGTCAGCACCGAAGACAAAAGCAGGCAAGATGAAGAAGGTAGCAAAGGTAATGCGTGAGTTTAAAGAAGGCTCATTACATAGTGGTAAAAAAGGTCCAGTAGTAAAATCTAAATCTCAAGGATTGGCAATCGCCCTTAGCGAAGCTGGTCTTTCTAAAAAGAAAAGGAAATAATTATGCCAATGGTCGACGGAAAAAAATACGCTTATACTAAAACAGGTATGGCAGCAGCTAAAAAAGCAGCAGGCAAATCAGGTAAAACTATGGCAGTTAAGCCTATGAAAAAGGCAGCTAAACGTGGCAAATAAGCCAGGTCTATACGCTAACATTGCAGCCAAGAAAGCTAGAATTAAAGCTGGCTCTGGTGAGAAGATGCGAAAGGTAGGCACTAAAGGCGCACCAACTGCTAAAGCATTTAAACAAGCAGCAAAGACAGCTAAGAAGAAATGATTAAGAAGGGCAAAGAAACATTCTCAGGGTATAATAAACCTAAGAGAACTCCAAGTCATCCTACTAAGTCACATGCAGTATTGGCTAAAGAGGGTGACAAAGAGAAACTTATACGCTTTGGTCAAAAGGGCGTATCAGG